AACTCTGTGTTAGGGCTAGGTACCTGAGCTATGTTTGGTGAGTAATGACTCATACGTCTACTTACGGTACCTAGAGTATCTACCTTTCCATGTATTCTCCCGTCGTCCTCTATGCACTTTAAGAGAGCACCCGCACCTTCAGCAAGCTGAGATATCCTTTTCTCTAACAAGAGGTATCTGGAAATCAGTTTAGCTTCAGGAAAATCTAAAGTTGCCAAGATTTCTTCGTCAACTTTAGGTTTCCCACTCGGGGTTTTAATTTTTGGGTCCCAATTGTATTTCTCTTGGAGCCTTTCAGCTATCTGATCCCGACTAGAAGGATTAAATAATATTTCCACAATCTTGGGATCACCAGCCTTTATACCTTTATTTCTATTGTCCCTGGCGTAATACCCTACTACTTTTTTCTTTGGAGGGAACATCCTTTGTAACTCTGAGTTCACTGTTACCATTTCGTCATATAGTCTACCTAGTAGTTCTCTGGCTCTGGTTTCATCAAAGAGGAACCCAAAGTTCTCTTGGAGCCAAATAATACGCCTAACTTCTTGCTCCATTTCTAAGGCACCTCTGGGTACTCTCCCAGAGGTCTCTAAGAAATTCCAGAGAGCCATAGTAACTCTGACGTCCTGGGCACAATATTCCATCATTTTCTCAAAGTTTTCTTCGGTTACCTCATAGTTCTCTTGCTCTCCGGTATCCCTTTTTAATACCCCCAAGCGGTATCCCCAAGCTTCCAGTGTGTACTTACCTCGATACTTAGGGGGTATATGAGTTACATTCTTATCATAGTTATATATGTCGGTTTCAAAGAGTTTACTAGCTATTAAGGTGTCGTAAACTTGCTTTGGGCTAAACGTTGGGTAGAACTTTTGGATAACCGGAATATCAAAGGTTATAACATTATGCCCAACAACAAGATCAGCCTGAGATAAAAGCTGTACTGCCTTATCTAAATCTGTGAATACCTTTACTTTTCCCTGAAGATTCCCAATGCCCATAAAATGTATCTTTGTTATATCATCAAGTTTCAAGGCATCAGTCTCTATATCAAAGAAAAGTACATTTGCATTACTCATCATCTTTCTCCTCCAACAATTGAGTAAAGTATACACTTAAGATACTGGTTGCGTCTTTAAGAGCTTTTAGTGTATCTTTTGGGATCTCTTCCCACTCTTCATATTCTTGAGAAGTATCTTGAAAGCTTACATACACTTGCCCTTCGTTTCTATCGTGCTCTAATAATAATATAAATTCTCCCATAATCAAACCTCCTTAAAAATCTTCTTCAAAAGTGGTACTCTGAGTATCCTTCTCTTCTTCAGTTTCCTCTGTTTCATCTTCAAACTGAAACTGATTCAGCATGAAACTCTGAGTTTCTCGAAGAACACCAGAGCGTCCATCAATAATACTGCATACCCCAGTGTTACCATATAGACGGTCTTTAAGTATTCTTACTTTTGTTTGAAACCTAGCGTCCAAGTTATTAGCTTGTGTATTCCTTTCTAGACCTATAACCACATCTGCAAGTTGCTTTATACTTCCGGAGCCCCTAAAATGCTCCAGAGTTACACGCCCACCCTCTTCGTGGTGCTCCTCTCCCTTCATATTCAGATGGGAGACAGCTATAACACCAATATTAAGACTTTTGATTAATATTCTCAGTTGATTTAATAAACTATCTATAGCCCGTCTTTCATTTAAACTTTGGTCAATTCCATAGGTAAGCATTGTGATGTGGTCTAGGAATATAAACTGAGTGTCATAAATCTTTACTATTTCTTTTATTTTTTGGATAACTCTCTCTGGGCTCAAGAAACCAAAGTGATCCATCATAACTATTCTATCTTTAAACTTATCATAACTTTTCCGGAAGTTCTCCTCTGAAATAATAGTTCTATCCAAAAACAAGTCTCCTAGCTTTACTTGGTTATCTCGGGCGATAAACCCAAGGGTACTCATTTCGTTAGTCTCTTCAAAAGCTAAGTATCCTATTCTCAGTTCTGGGTAAGTAACCAAAAGATCATACGCTAGGTGCCTTAAGAATGTACTCTTACCTACCCCAGTACCCGCCCCAATAACCACTAACTCATTCATTCGGAAGCCATTGAGGAACCTATTGAGCCCCTCGTAGCTTGTATAATAGACTAGTTCAGGTGGGGTATGCAAAAGTTTGTCTAGAGGTATATCTTGGATAGTCCTGATATCCTCTGGTTTCCACTTCTGGGCTGACATGACTAACTCTTTGATTTTCTGGGGCCCATCATTTACCAAAACCTCATTAGCATCTTTGCGTTCACTTATGATAACATAGGATTTCTCTGGGTCTAAAATTTCAAGAGCTTTTCGTTTAGCCTCTCTCCCCGGCTCATCATTGTCGAACCACAGTATAACCTTTTGGAACTCTTCGATGAACCCTAAGTTCTCCTTGATGTACTTTGGGGCACTTTGAGCCCCGTTTGGCACCGATACTACAGTGTAGACTGGAGGGAGACACTGGGCTACACTACAGGCATCTATCTCCCCCTCAGTGATTACTAGAGTTGTCGCTGACTTGTCTTTGGTCTGTGAGCCAAAGAGGGGTAAACTCTTAGTGTTACCTCGCCAAAAGAATTTCTTATCAGGAGTTCTAAAATGCTGGGCTATAACATCTCCAGTTGAATTAAAGTAATTAGCCACTAAGAGTATCTGTCCGTTCTCACGGTGTATGCCCATAGAATATTTCTGGAGAATATATGCACTAAGTTTTCTATTAGTTATATCAGCATAGTTAAGAGGTACCGGGGTAAACTTTTGGGGCTCTTGGATTTCTTCAGGTTCTTTCACTTCTATTACCCCCTCATCTTCCTCAATTTCTCCCGGGGCAAAATAGGTTCCACAGGAGAAACAATACGATGAACCATCACTATATATAGCCCGGGCATCACTAGATCCACACTTGGGGCACGCAGCGTGCTCAAGGAACTTAGCTTTTTCTTCAAGTCTCATACAGGTTCTCCATTAAGTATCTCTAAGATACGCCCAGCTTGATAGACGGTATTATTGAAGTCCCCAAGTGCAAGATATTTAATAGAGTACTTTCTCAGTATGTTGTAATCACTCTCATCAAAAGTAAATATTACTGCATAATATCCGGGTTCCTGAAGTATTTGCACAGTCCACCCAGGTTTCCCTATGATTGACTCTTTGATATAAATCTCAAAGTTAGTTGCGGATGTGCTGTATAACAATTGAAATAAAAGTTCATCTATTGGCGGTCGTTGATCCTCTTTAACCGGAAATTCTCCCATATTATTACCTCCTTTTAGTTACTCAATTTTTCCCTCTTTGATTAACCTATTGATACTCTTTTTGTAACTCTTTGGTAATTCTTTAGGTTCTTCAAGTAGCCATTCAGGGGGCACCGAACCTATAGCGTACTTAAATCCATGAGCTGTGCACCAATCTGAATATCTATTTTCTGAATACTTTGACATCTTATTATTTTTCCCAAAGATAAATCTTATATCTAACTCCGGGTACATTTTCTGGACAGTCAGGACTTTTTGTCTATCCGCTGCCGTGAACCATCCCTTGACTTCTAGACAAATCCCGTTACCTAAAATGAAGTCTGGTGTATACATGTGACTCTCATAGTACCTAAAGTTCTTACCTTCATACCGATAGTCAGCCCCTAGTTTCTGCAACTCTTCTTCTATCTTAGCCTCGAAAGAGCTTCGTTTACCTTTCACTCTGCGTCCTCGTGGATGCCTAGACATATTTAACCCCCTCAAAATTCAATTTTATCATTACTTAAATCTTCTTCTAGATTATCCAGTAGTTCCTTAAAGGCGTTTTCTGGGTTATCTTCAGAAACATACTGTTCTTCTATCTTGAAACAGGTATTGAAGAACGTATCATTACTCTTAGATAACAATTGTACATTCTTCAATCTTGCTGTAATCCCCCAACGTCCTCCTACAACATATGGCACCAAGACAACCTCAGCTTTGATTAGATCTCCATTTTGGATACTTGTGGGTTCTATGGGCTGAACTTTAGCATCAAATGTTCCTACTTTCATCTCTACGGTCTCACCGGTTTTCGTAACGAGTATTGCTTTTTGCTTAGTCCGTAGCCTAATAGCCCCTCCTTCTTCCTCAGTATATGGGGCAGTATATATCTTATTTGAAACCTCTTTGGTCCCCAAAGTTTCCTCTGCTTCATCCTTAAGGGAGTCAATGTACTCTTTAACTTGCTTAGCGGTCTCTCCAGTGAACACAAGGTCCACCTTATAGTCATTTCCATACCTTGTGTCCGGAGTAGCAAGATAAGGATACATAGCGTGCCCAGCTGGAGTAACCCAAAGCCACCTTTTTGTTCTTTTTGCCATACTTTAAACCTCCTTTAAGATATTTGGTACAAAAAGTTTCCATGTTTGTCAATAGCCTTAAGCTTTAAGTTGTTATCTGAAGAGCTATCCCACACTACTATTACACTAGGGAAAGGAGCTGAAGTCTTAGAGTTGCTAAATTTAAGCCTTCCTTTGATAAACCACAGCTCACTTGCACAAGGAAATATATAGTCATACCAGTAACTGGCATCTGTTCTGCTTGCTATTAGCCCAACAACCAGAGTATCTGGTTTTCTGGCTTCCCTTGAGGCTTTCTTTACCCACTTCCCAGTCTCTCTTCCATAGGGCGGATTCATGAACACCCTTTCTCCACCCCAGTCTTGAAGTAATCCATCGTCCTCCTCAGTATAAAACTTAGGGCACTTAGCGTTCTCCGGGGTAGCACAGGGATCTA